ATATCGCAGACTGTGCGGATAGCTCCGGGCACGTCATGCCGCGAGTAGTCGAGCTCTACGCCAGCATCGTCCGTCCCTACACGGACATCCGGGAAGACGGACAGTCCGGCAAAAAGCCAGTGGTGCTTCTTGAAGCTGTAGGGGACGGAGAGAACAAAAGGCGTCTTTGGGGGAGCCGTCAGAATCTCAAGCACCTGCTCCCGCTCTATGATCGTCTTTTCACCGGGGGCCGGATAAAAAAGGCACTTTGACCGGCCGTCCTTGTCTCCGAAAAGCTGAAGGCATCCTGAGCAGAGGTGCTTTCCGGGAAAAAGGAAAAGCTCAGTCTGGTTGAAAGCTGACGACAGCGCCTTTTTTGCCGGCTTGTACGCAAGCTCCCGTCCGCATGAGGCGCAGATGTAGTTACCGTCCTGCCGGACGTCGCCCGCCATAAAGATACGGGCCTTAGCCCTTGGGATAATCACTTCCAGTCTCCTCCCCTGTGGCAACCACCGCACCTTTTTAACCTGATGGTTAAAATGCTCATCTCTTCCTGCACCGCTTTCCCGCCTGTTCTCTGGAAAGCCCGAGCCTGTATGTCTGGCCGTAGACAGACTTGAGTGTCCGGCCCATGGCCTTCGCTATCTGCAGGGCCGTAAAGCCCCGCCCGTACATGTCACGCAGCTCGTCGATCTGGTCAGCAGTCCACTGTATTGATTTTTGGCCAGCGGCGGAAGGGATATGGAGCTTGGCGCATTTCATGGCCACGGCCGGCTCTGTTTTCCCCAGGATGACGGCGATCTCAGCGGCCGTCAGCCCTCTGGCGCGCATCGTCCTTAGTCTCTCGACGGTATCTGCCGGCCACTGGGGACTATCGGTACGGATGGCAGCCGGCACTGTGCGTGGCTTCGGTGGACAGGGAGGGGCTGGCTTGGGCCCCGTTTTCCGGCGCGGCGGCGTCCACTTCCCCGTCTCGATGTTCCGGTTCTTCTCTCTGAGCAGCGCGGCGCGTCCTTCGGGGTCAAGGAGGAGCAGGTAGCGGTCCAGCACCTCGTGCACGTCAGCTCCGGGGTGCCGGATGATATACGTCTCCACTCCGAGCCTTCTCAGCTCGGCGTCACGGTCAGGCGTCCACATGCAGCACCTCCGTCAGGTCTTCGGCGAAGTCCTCCCTCCCGGGGAGAAATTCCTCGTCGGACGTAAAAGAGGGGCTGTAAGGCTTGGACTTGGGCGGCATTACCGTGCCGAGTTCCTTCGCCCGCCTGCGGCACTCCTTCTCAGGACGGTTCAGCGCTCTGGCGATGTCGCAGGCCGGCGCCCCCGACAGACAGAGCGCGGTGAGCATCATGTCAGCCACCGGAGTCCAGATTTTTGTTCGGCTTCTCATCTCGCGTCCCCCAGATAGTCGACGATGGCTTCTCTCGCCTCATCCCAGCCGTAGCACACAGCCGTTGAGTATCCCTCGAGCTTCAGGGCCAGAAGAGCCGTCCTCTGAGGGTCGGACAGAAAGCCACCTCTCCGGCGCTTCATCTCGATCCACAGACCGTGCCACTCCCCCCTGGCTATAGCGAGGAAGAGGTCTGGGATACCGGCCCTCACACCCTCGGCATGGAGCCTTGCGCCTGTCACTGTCGTGCGGTGGCCGCCGTTGGGGATGGCCATAAGCAAAAAGTTCGGCATATGCCGCGCCTGAGCGTACATATTCCACCACGTGATGAGCGCGGTCTGCTCCTCGTGCTCTGTGGGGGCCTTCCCGCTAGTACTTCCACGACTCATCGTACCCGCCTCCCTGCTGGTGCCCCTGCTGTCCGTCGTGGTGGGCGGAGTCGAGGGACTGCACCCGCTGCGCCTGCACGTACCAGGACACGGCGTCTCGGCCGTCCTTGGTCTGATACTTGCGTGACAGATACCGGCCCTCCAACGAGGACCTGACTCCCCTTGTGCAGATACCTGAGCACGAAATCCGCCGTCTTCCCGCCGCATGTCACGGAGTGCCACGTCGTGCGCTCCACCTTCTGGCCGGACTGGTCACGGTAGCCGTCGTCCGTGGCCACGGAGAGGCGGGCGAAGCGGCTCTGTCCGGCGTGCACCTCTTCAGGGTCACGGCCGAGAAGGCCGATGAGGGTGACGTTGTTAAGCGACGCCATGGCTTGCCTCCAGTCTCATATCCTTTCCAGCAAGGACGAGAAGCTGCCCTCCGCCCTCTGCGAGGCGCGAGAAGAGAGAGAGGCCAAGCAGCTCGCGGAAATGGGTCTTGTCCAGGTTCGAGATGAGAATCGTGGGCTTCATGTTCTCGTAGCGTCTGTCAATGACGTCAAAAAACATGAAGCGCTCCGCAGGCGTGCCGTACTGCCTGCCAACCTCGTCAATCACGAGCAGGGCCGGCTTCACGAAATCGGCCATGGCCTGCCGTTCGCTCACAGTCCGCGACATGTACGTCTCCTTGATGCGGCGGAAGATGTCCGCCTCCCTGACGTACACGGCGGGGAACCCCCGGCTGATGACGGATCGCACCATCGCGGCGGCGAGGTGCGTTTTCCCTGTACCGGGGCGGCCGAGGATGCAGAGGCTCCGTCCGGTTTTCAGCGTGTCTTCCCATTCGGTCACGGCGTAGCTCATGCATGCGCGGAGGGCCATTTTTTGGTCGTCCTCGTCTGTGCGGAAATTCTCAAAGCTCCGGTTCGCGAATCTCGGCGGGATACAGGCCTGACCTATGAGCTGCTCAATGCGCCATGCAGCAATCTCGGCGCGGGCGTTGGCTTCTTCGTGGAGATCCTTCTCGAGCTGAATCTCTTTCTCACACTCGGGGCACCGGCTCCAGATTTCTTTGTGCTGGCAGGGGAGGAGGTACGAGATGTACTCTCCGTGCCTCTGGCATATAGCCGGGCGCATATCCTTTGCCCGGAAAAGGGCTTCCATTTTACGCATTTGCTTTCTCCTTCAACGAGTCAAAAATCGAACCAAAGCCCGAAGACGTGTAATCCTGGTCATGCTCGTCCACGTAGGGCGTGGACCCGTTCTCATCGGGGGCGTAGCTCTTCGCCGGCGCTTTCTCCGGCACGTCGTCCCATCTCCGGTCCCGCAGCCAGTTGGCCATCATGGGGACGTAGCCGCGCTTCCATCGGCGATCCTCGGCCTTGAACCGTTCGATGATGTCAGCAAGGGCGTAGGACTCAGGCACAAGGTGCCTTGCCTTGAGGTAGGCGTACTCCCTCCACGCCTTCTCCTTGCCCTGCTGTACGGGCCAAAGAGAGAAGACGTAGCAGAACTCTTTCCATGCAGGGTTGCCGTGAGAGGTATCCACCTGTGGAGCCGTGGTCGTATCTGTGGCCGGAGGATCTGCTTCAGGCTCCGGTGCCTTTGGAGGAACATCAGAGAAATCCTCGGCAGTTCCTTCCCCACCCACACCCTGCGTTTCCCCCTGGGGGGTAAGGGGGGTGTCTTTAAGATCTCTTATCTTCTCTTCTCTTATCTTATCTTTATGGTGTCTACAGCTGTCTACAGGCTGTCCACTCGTGTCCACATCGTGTCTACAGCTGTCTACAGGCTGTCCACTCGTGTCCACATCGTGTCTACAGCTGTCTACAGGCTGTCCACTAGCAGGAGAATCAGCAATCCGGCTCTCCTCTCTCTTCTTGCGGGCCCACTCCCTCTTGTATGCCCTGCGGTCCTCGGGGGCATCTTCCGTGGGGATATTCTGACGCTTGTCCCATGCAGTCAGACGGTTCTCTGGAGAGATAAGCCCCCTGTCTCGCATCGCATGTACGATGCTCTCCGTCGTGCCATCATCGTACCCGTAGAGGGCGTCGATATCCTCAGGGCAGAAGTCGTCAACTGCCCCACGATCTATATTAGATGATGCACTCTCCAGAAGAGCCAGCCACACGGACACGACACACCCGACAGGCTGACCAGCATCTCGGGCAATGCGTGGCCATTTTTTGTCATTTACTGTCCCTGTGTAGACTCGGAACCAGCTATACGCCATCGGCATGATGCGCCTCCTCCATGGTCTCTGATGTCCCTGCGGCGGCCGCCTTCTTCCTTGCCCTGAACCGACGAACGCGTTCGCGCGTCTGCTCGCGGACTCTCTCGTCCCGTGAACAGGATGAAGAGTTTTTCCGCTTTACCATCTCGAAGATACATGCCGTAGCCTGATCCATCTCAGGCATTTCACACACGCCCTGGTTGGCGAAAATAGCCGTGAGAAGCGTGCCGCGCTGTCCCGGGTTAAGGGAGGCTATTTTCGGCCAATCGTCGGGAAACAGCGAGATAAAAGGCTTTCGGGTATGGCAGGAAGGACAATCTGTCCAACTCATTTTTCCGCCTCTTCATCGAAATCATTTTCATCGAAATATGCGGTTTTGTTTTCAAAAGGATTCATGATTTGTCCCCGCGGGGGGTGATTGTCAGGTGATAGCCGATACTCGACAGGATGCTGCGGGCTACGGCCAGCTTGATGTTCTTCCCCTGCATGGCTCTGTAGAGTGTCGCCCGGCTGACTTTAGCGCGCTTGGCGAGCGCACATACAGTTTCCCCGGAGCGGCTGATGTAGTCATGGATAAGTCTGTCGTATTTCATAGACACATTGTCTCATATTGTAGACGAAATGACAATCCTTTAGTCTCACTGGCGCTTGTTTCACTTATGAGACAAAAAAGGTAAGGAGTATCTATGAAAACATACGATCAGATTGTTGCCTGTTTGCGCCGTGCGGCTGATATCGCCGGCGGGAAGTCTGAACTTTTACGCTTTTTAGGCGCGAAGAAAGCTACATTTTACAGGGCTATGGATGATGACAATCCCGCCCTGCCAAGCCCGGAAGTCCTTTGTGAGTGGCTTGACAAGCTGCATATTTCCTTTGTTTCTCCCGGGGAGGAGATGAAACAATTCGAGCTTGTGCCGCGCGTCAGGGCGGTGGCAGGGGCCGGTGAAAGTCTGGAGACGGACGATCATATAGATGGTTACTACGCTTTCCGTGACGATTTTTTTCACAAGAACGGCATCCACCCCAAGAAGTGTGCCATGCTATTAGTGCGCGGCGACAGTATGGAGCCGCTAATCAGGGATGGCGATTTCATTTTGGTTGACCAGGGAGATAAGGACCCGCAAGACGGGTTGATTTATCTTCTGGGGGTGGCGGGGGCCTTGATGGTGAAGCGGCTTTTTCGGCTCCCGACTGGATGGCGCCTCCATTCAGAAAACCGGAGTTACTCACCTATAGACCTACAGGGGGACGAGCTAGATTCTTTCCGTGTCTTTGGCCGCGTTAGGTGGTTCGGGAGGGTTCTTTAGATGGAGGGTATATCTAGCAGGTTTTTTTGAGCCATTTTTTTTGAAGTCCGTCTTTTTAGGCGGACTTTTTTTATTTTTTTTGTCTCTATTTTGAGAAAAACAAGTTGACACATTGTCTCATAAGTGAGATTCTGTCTTTGCCGGCGGGGAGAAGAGCCGCGGAAAGGAACCTTCCGAGGCCCCGAGTAAGCAGAGGCTCTACCCACCAAAGGCCCCGTCTGTCCGGCAGGGACGGCCCGAAAAACAGGGTAAGTCGTTAAAAAAACGCGCTTGTCAGTAAGGTGCGAAGAACGAGGGACGCGAAGACGGGATAAGGAGAAATGAAAATGTACACCGCAACCGAACGAATCCACGACGCTTCCGCCCTGCTCTCCGCTATCGAGAGCAGGACAGTCCGCGAAGGACGCAGGGCCTTCGCATGGCAGGAAGCGCAGCGCGCCCGCCGCACCCGCCGCGAACGCATCATCGAGTACATCACCACAGCATTTGCCGCCGCCGCGTGGGTAGCCTGCGTACTCATCACAAGCGGCATGTTTTTCGTCGTGGGCACTGAATAGGGCAAAAAAATGAAATATCTTTTCTCAAAAAAAATTCGTATCGAAGACTTTACCCGTTTTATTGAAAGGCACGCCGGCGAGTTCGTCAGCGAGCAATCGCTTGAGAGTATTGTCAGTGACGCAGAAAAAGAAGTGTGGAGATTGACTGACGGTTATGGTTTTAGTCCAGTCTCAAGCGTCCTTTCAGACGGCATCACGCAAAGTCTAATCGCCGATATAGACGCAATTGTATGTTACCAAGACGATGCCGAAGAATATGAAAAATTTGGCAAAAAAATCATCACTGTTAAGGCGTTGAATAGTTAAATTTCCCGCCCGGATTGGCCGGAGCGGGGACGCGGTCAGCCGAAAGCCGCGTAAGGGAACGGGGGGCCGGAGCCGTCACGAGAGAAGAGATTGCCCGGCCCCCCGCACTAAAAATTTCCGGACGTACCGGAAACACCGGCAAAAGTGGATAGCGCAATGCGTAGCCGGTGTGGCGTCATGGCGGCGGCTCAAAACCTGTCTTTAACCTCCAAGGCGGGCCGCCGCCCTTTCAAGGAGAGGAACGATGGAAACAAGAAGAATATATAAGCTCCCGGATTATGAAGATTTTCAATGCCTAAAATTCACACGCCGTGAACTTAAAAAATTCCTTCACCGGCACAAAAATCTCTTTGATTCGTGGGGCGTTTCCTTTGACCGAAATGAAAATCCCTACTGGGTTAAGCTCCGAAATATAAGCCGCAAGCCCATAAGCGCCTCTGTCTGCAATGTAGCTCGATTTCCGTCCTTCTAGGGCACGGGGCGGGAAGTCATGCGGTTCCTCCCGCACAGGACAAAGGCGGGGTGATGAGCCCCGCCAATCAAGGAGAAAAAAATGATCGTAAATCTTACGCCCCATGACGTAGACATATACAACCCTCAGGACTGCTACCTGAAGGAGGGTCAGCTCTACCTCCGCGAGGAGGAGGACACGGGGGAGTATCCTCAGTCATTCATCACGTACCCGGCCGCCAAGGAACCGGCCCGCGTGACCTTCATACAGAAACCCGCAGGCATGGCTGACGGGATCCTTATCTACAGGTGGGCCCCCGATGAGATCGTCAACCTCCCCGGTCCGAAGCCGGACACGTACTACATCGTGTCAAAGATGACAGCGCAGGCATGGCCTGCGCGGAAAGATCTCATCTTCCCCGGAACGTTGGTGTATGGCGCCTACGATAATGTCGTCGGATGTATCGACTTCTCCAGAGTGTAGGGAGGGGGGGGCATGGCCAAGATTATCTACGACCAGCCGGCCGCCGACTACTTTGCGGAAAAGGCGCTGAACAATACATCTATAGGATACCTTCTCGAGTGCCCCGCGCTCTACAAGGCGCATCAGACCATGGAGGAGACGCCGAGCAAGGCCTTCCTTCTCGGCTCGCTCCTGCACGCCATGGTCCTCGAGCCGGACAAGGTGCCCGAGCGGTACGCAGTCTGCCAGCACCCCGGCACTACCAAAGCCGGAAAGGAAGAGCGCAAGGCCCTTGCCGAGAAAGGCATCACGGCCTTCTCCGGAGAAGACTGGAGCCAGGCACAGTCTATGGCGGGCTCCCTGCTCACGACGTGCCCGGCCACGGCAAAGCTCCTCTCCCTTGCAGGAAAAAGCGAAGTATCCCTCTACTGGGAAGAGACCGTCGAGGACAAAACCCTTCCATGCAAGGCGCGTATCGACCGCCTTGCGCAGCTGTCGGACGGCTCATGGGTCGCCATCGACCTCAAGACAACCGCCGACACGGTGAAGCCCTCGGAGCTTGCCCGCAAGGCCTACAACTTCGGCTACCACCGGCAGGCCGCATGGTACACGCGGGGATTAAGGGCGTGCGGGATAGAGGCCCCCTTTATCTTCTTTTTCGTTTCAAAGCAGGCGCCCTACCTCGTGACGCCGCTGTCCTTCACGGCCGACGCGCTGGCGCTCGGTGATGACCAGTGCATGCGGGCATGCCGCACCCTGATCCACTGTCAGGAAGACAACGACTGGCCGGCCTACACGACCGGCATTTATGAAGTGGATCTGCCTGAATGGGCCTACTATCAGGCCTCAAAATAGCAATCGGAGGAAAACGTATGAATACGATAAACAATTCCAATAACCTCCCCGACCTCATCATGAGGTCGAAGCCTCAGTTCGCTCTCGCTATCGGCGGGAGCACCCCCGCCCAGAGGCAGGAGCGGGCCGAGCGCTTTACCCGCATCTGCCTCACGGCCATGAGACAGACCCCGAAGCTCGCCCAGTGTGAGCCGGCCTCCATCCTTGGCGCCATGATGACATGTGCTCAGCTCAATCTTGAGCCCAACACGCCTCAGGGCCTCGCCTACCTCATCCCCTACGGCAGGGAATGCCAGTTCCAGGTCGGGTATAAGGGGCTTATGCAGCTGATGTACCGGAGCGGGGCTATCGCCTCCTTCAATGCCGATGTGGTCTATCGGCAGGAGGTCGAACAGGGCCTCTTCGAGTACGAAAGCGGCATTTCGCCCCGCATCAGCCACAAGATTGACCTCCTCAATCCTGAGGCCCGCACGGGTAAGCCCGAGGACGTCATAGCCGCCTACGCCGCCGTCGTGCTCAAGACGGGAGAGCCGATCGTCAGGCTCGTCACCAAGATGGAGATTAACCAGGCGCGCGCCCTTAACCGCGGCAACTCCCCGGCGTGGCGTGACCATTACGCGGCTATGGCCATCAAGACGGCTATCAAGAGACTTTCCGCATGGCTCCCGGTCACGAAGGTCGCCGACGCCTTCGCCGCGGAAGAAGCCACCGCGCCCGCTGAAGCCGTGGTCGAGCAGGAGAAGAAGCCCGCCCCCGCCGCGACGGTGGCCGCGATTAACGCCATGCTGGAGCACGAGCCCCAGCCCCATCCCGCGGAAGTCACCACCGCGGAAAAGGAAGAGCCGGCTACGGCCGAACCGGCTGAAGAGAAGCCCGCGGAGAAGGCAGAGGAGCAGGCCTCCACCCCGAAGGCTGCACCCGAGCCCGAGCCTCAGCCCGCCCAGGCTAAGGGCCCCGGGGAAAAAATTAAGTGCCCGGATAGCGGCAAGACGGTCGATGATGTGCTCGACTGCCCAAACTGCCCTCAGAGGCAGGGATGCCCCCAGTGGGACTAGATGGATGACACGGCGGGGTGATGAGCCCCGCCAATACGAGGTGAAAGATGAATTTTAAAGAAGTCGTAGATTTTTTGAACCATGAGGACATGACAGAGACCGTGGTCTCTCCAGATGAGACCACTATCCTGACGGGTCTGGAAACCCTCGTCGGCAAGGCGTACCGCTTCACGAGAATCTTCGTGAAGACGCCCGAAGACGCTATGCGCTGGATCCTCTGGACGCT